ATCGACAATATCTCTCCAACACGCTCGATTCCAGCCGCAGACAACCCGTTTACAGCCAGACCGATAGGGCTTTGAGCCAGTCATGGCGACGCGTAAAAAGAAGCTAGTTGGGGCAACTAAACCACGGCTATCCAACACGCCCTTAAAAGGCGATAACAAGTTGCAGGACGTTTTAGACCTAGCAGAGCTCATCAAAATGCCTTTAATGCCATGGCAGGAGCATGTTTTACGCGACGCGCTAACGGTAGACAAGTCCGGCAACTGGATTCGCAAGACCAACCTCATTTTGGTCGCTCGTCAGAACGGCAAGACCCATTTAACCCGCATGCTTATTTTGGCTCACCTGCTTAAATGGGAATCCAAAAATGTGATTATTGCTTCGTCCAATCGAGCGATGGCTTTGGACACGTTCCGGCAAGTTGCTCAGGTGTTTGAGGGCAATGAGAACCTTATGGCGTTGGTGAAGGCTATCCGGTATGCCAACGGTACTGAGTGCATTGAATTGAAGGACGGACGCAGATTAGATATTGTGGCAGCGACTCGAGATGGATCGCGTGGTCGTACCGCAGATGCCCTATTCCTCGACGAATTGCGCGAGTGGGGCGAGGAAGCTTATCGAGCAGCAACACCAGTAACTAGAGCAAGACCCAACGCCCATATATGGCTGACTAGCAACGCCGGAGACGCGTTTAGTACAGTCCTTAACGGAATGAGAGAACGAGCACTTGAAAAGCCACCTAAATCCTTTGGTTTCTACGAATACTCAGCTGCGCCGCATTGCGGGATATACGACAAAGTTGGTTGGGCTCAAGCCAATCCTGCTTTGGGTTATACGATTACAGAGGCAACGCTCGAAGAATCTGTGGCTACTTCTCCAATCGAGAATACTCGCACGGAAATGCTCTGCCAATGGGTTTCATCGTTACAGTCACCATGGACGTACGGAAGTATTGAGGCTTGCTCTGATAATACTCTCGAGATTCCAGTCGGCGGCTACACGGTATTCGCCTTCGATGTCAATCCGTCTCGCCGTAATGCGAGTCTGGTTGCTGGTCAAATATTGCCAGACGGTCGTATCGGAGTTGGAATCTTGCAGACGTGGGAATCGCAGGTATCTGTAGACGATCTTAAAATAGCAGCCGATATTAAGGCGTGGGCTGACCAATACCACCCAAGGCAAATCTGCTATGACAAGTATGCGACGCAAACTATCGCCGAACGATTGGCTAATGCGGGTTGTATAGTCCAAGACATATCAGGGCAGCAGTTCTATCAAGCTTGTACCGACCTAAAAGATGCTTTGGACAATGCTCGGTTGGTTCATAAAGCGCAAGATGTGTGGATTCAGCAAATGAACAACTGCGCAGTAAAGCAAAACGATTCTTCATGGCGCATTATTAAGCGATCTAGCGGTGGCGATATCTCCGGTGCTATTGCAACTGCTATGGTGACAACAATGCTTATGAAACCACAACAGGTTCCGATGATATATGCAGGTTAATACTACATATAGTGTATAATTGCGCTCTATGGCAATCTTTGGGCTCGGCAAGAAGAAAACTATTGAGGCACAGGTTAATCCTGCTGTCTATGACGCTCCTTTCGGCTCATCGTATTCGATGGGTAACTTTGGTGGTTGGAATAACTGGGCATCGCCTATCGACCGCCAAGCAGCTGTATCCGTTCCAGCAGTCAATCAGTGCCTCAACTTAATTAAGGGAACCATTGCAGGTATTCCGCTTGAAATGTATTCACTCGCAACCGGTGAAGATATTGCAATGCCTACATGGGTTCGTCAACCAGATGCCCGTGCTCCACGATCAGTAACAATCGCGTGGACAGTTGACTCTCTAATATTTTACGGACAAGCATTTTGGCAAGTTAAATCTGTATATGCAGATGACGGTCGCCCTGCTTCATTCGAGTGGATTCAGAATAACCGCGTATCCACAAAATTAGATCCAATGACCCAAGAGGTCGAGTATTACATGATTAACGGCAAGCAGGTACCGGATTCCGGTGTTGGCTCTCTTGTTACATTCCAAGCCTTTGACCAAGGACTTCTCGTTCGTTCTCAGCGTCTTATTAACGCAGCAGTAGCAGCAGAACAAGCTGCACAAACTGGCATTTCGTCTCCACAACCTACCGGATACTTAAAAAACACAGGTGCAGACCTTCCTGACAATCAGATTCAAGGGTTACTTAATACTTGGAAGTTGGCACGTCAAAATCGTTCAACAGCATACCTAACTGGAACTCTTGAGTATGTGCCAACGTCTTATTCTCCAGCAGAGATGACTTACAACGATTCTATCGAGGAATATGCGGCTCAAATTGCTCGCGCAATGAACGTTCCGGCACACATGATTAACGCTGAGCACATGCGTTCATCTACGTATCAAAACGTCCTCGATGCCCGTAAAGAGTTTATGGCTTACACCCTTTCACCTTACATAAATGCGATTGAGGATCGTCTCTCGCTCGACGACCTGACTCCACGCGGTCAGGTTGTTCGATTTGCCGTAGATGAAACATTCCTGAGAGCAAATCCGGTCGACCGCCTTGCGGTTACTGAAAAGTTGCTTCAATTACAGCTTATTTCGTTAGACCAAGCTAAGGAAATGGAAGGTCTTGCACCAGACGGTTCAGAATCTTCTACAACAACCACTCCAGAACCATCACCAGCAGAAACAGAGGCAACACCAGATGCAACTGACCTTTAGTTCCCAGATTGAGGCAGCAGACGGCGAACGCCGCATTATTGCTGGTCAAATCGTCCCATTCGGTTCAGTAGGTAATACATCAGCCGGACGCGTTATTTTCGAGCGCGGTTCAATTCAGATTCCAGCAGTATCAAAGATTAAACTCCTTGCACAGCACAACACTAACGATCCAATCGGTCGCGCAAAGTCATTTAGCGAAACAGCGTCGGGTATTGACGGCGTATTTAAGTTGTCAGCAGCTTCTAAAGCTTCTGATTACCTTGTTATGGCGTCAGAAGGACTTATTGACGGACTTTCAGTTGGTGTCGAAGTTCTAGCGTCCAAGGAAATGAAAGACGGCACAATGGTCGTCACATCAGCAATTCTTAAGGAAGTTTCGCTTGTCGAATCTCCTGCATTTACCGAGGCTCGCGTCCTCGAAGTCGCCGCATCAGAGAGCGAAGAAGTAGATGAAGTTTCTGAAACTCCAGAAGTGTCAGAAGAAACCCAACCAACAGAAAGTGAGGCAGCTGTGTCACAAGATACAACTCCCGCAACAACTGAGGCAGCAGCAGCACCCGCAGCAGAAGCCTCACGTCCAATCATCAAGGCTGCAACAGCCTACGGCGATGGAGTAACACGCGTACGTCATGGAATTACATCTATGGGTCGCTACACAGAGCACAAAGTTAAGGCAGCACTTGGAAACGAAGAGTCACGTCAATGGGTTGCAGCGTCAGAAGATTTGACAGCAGCAGATTCATTCTCAACCAATCCGGCATTTTCACCTATCCAGTACCTTTCTAATTTTGTATCTAACACAAACTTCGGTCGTCCAGCAGTTGACGCAGTATCAAAGGCAGCACTTCCAGCCAACGGTATGACAATCAACATTCCTTCCCTCGTTACATCAGCTGGCGGCGGATCACAGGTTGCACCAACAGTTGCTGAAACAGCAGAAGCAGGAACACCATCAGATACAGCAATGACTTCTGCTTATGAGTCAGTATCAGTTAAGAAGTACGCCGGACAGCAGACCATCAGCCTCGAGCTCATGGAACGTTCAGACCCAATCTTCTTCGATCAGCTTGCAATCCAGTTGGAACGCGCTTATCTACAGGCAACCGACTCAGCACTTATCGCAATCCTTACAGCACAGGGAACACAGGCTGCAACAACAGCAGCATCATCAGCAGGACTCATTAGCTTCGTCTCAACAGAGTCACCAGCTGCATACAAGGGTTCTTCATACTTCGCACAGAACCTAGTTGCTAACACAGACTGGTGGAGCGCACTCCTTGGATACACAGACACAACAGGACGCCCTATCTACAACGCTTACAACTACATGAACAACGCAGGCGAGTCAAAGCCTGGTTCAATCAAGGGAACAGTCCTTGGACTCGATCTCTATGTTGATAAGAACGTCACAGCTGGTCTTATTGACGAGTCAGCGTTCATCATCGCACCTGAGACAGTTCTCTGGATGGAATCACCAGAAGCGTTCTTCTCAGTAAACGTCGTGAACTCAATGTCAGTTCAGACAGCAATCTACGGATACGCAGCGGGTAAGGTTCTTATCCCAGCAGGTGTCCGTCGCTTTAACCTCACATAAGCAAGAGGTAACTTAGTACGCCGACTGGCGGGGCAGAGCCCTTCCCCGCCAGTTCGGTCTTAAGAAAGGAATCAGTTATGGCAGCCACCTATGTAACCGTTGCGCAGTTAAAGTCTGTGCTTGGCGTTGGCTCTTTGTATTCAGATTCCGATCTTGAATCAGCTTGTCAAACAGCAGAAGACACCCTTAACCAGTATTTATGGTTCAACTCAATTCCAGTAATCGGAAGCGTATATCAAGGCGGCATAGCCACTTTGGTTCTTTCTTCTATTGGTTCATTTACAACAGGACAAACCGTCACTATTACAGGTTGTGCGACACCTTTTAATGGTTCTCACACAATTACAGGAACTTACCCATATTCAACTGGCTCTACTTCCTTTCCTTATTTTGGTTATTATTTTCCATTTACATACGGCACATTCCCTTCAACATATTCTTTAATTCAATTTACAGACGTTGCTGGATCACCAGCGGAGCAGAACTACCGCAATGTCATTCCTTACGGAAAAGTATTAGGCGTGGACACAAAGACCACAGGTTACGCATCAACTCCAGCAATAAACCAAGCAGCTTTAATGCTAGCTGTGGACGTTTGGCAATCACGCCAAGCACCTTCAAGTGGTGGCGTATCAGTTGATGGTGTGACACCAAGCCCTTACCGTCTAGGCAACACAATGCTTGCTAAAGTTCGCGGTCTTATCGCGCCTTACACATCTCCTAGATCGATGGTGGGCTAATGACAGCACCCGCCATATCCACCCTTCGTCAGACGCTTGCAACTGCATTAACAGCCAATTCGGTTTATCAAGTTTTTGCTTATCCACCAGCAACTATTCAGGCTAACTCTGTAGTCATCATTCCCGATGATCCATACATGACGCCTTCTAATGATTCATGGGCTACCGTCGGTTTTACCGCCAACTTTAAGTTGCTCATCACAGTTCCTTTATTTGATAATCAAGGCAACCTTCAAGGAATTGAAAGCGCAGTTGTCACAATGTTTAACGCGCTGTACACAGCAACAACAAATGACAGCATTTCGTATAATGTTGGAACAATATCTCAACCACAGGTTCTCTCAGTAGCATCAGGTGATCTCCTGAGCTGTGAGATGCAAATATCACTAGTAACGAGTTGGAGTTAAACCATGACAGATATGTCAGAGTGGGAACAAGAACAAAAAGACTTCCTGACCAAAATCGGTCAGGTTGAAAAGCCAGCAACTAAGTCCAAGAAAGACGAGGAATAACCTAAATGGCAGTATTTCTAAACAATGGCGTAGGCGTTAAGGTCAATTCAGTCGAT